TTAAAGCAGGTTAACGACGCGGGCGCGAATGAGAATGTACAGCGTGCGCTTGTTTGCATTTGAGCTTTTGGACGTGAAGAGCGCACCAATTAAGGGAATTTTCGATACCCACGGTACAGATGAATCACTGTCGCTTTCCCTGTTATCCACCATCCCGCCGAGCAGAACTGTCTGGCCGGATTTTAGCTGAACGGTTGTCGAAATTGAGCGTGTATTTGTGATGATGTCGGAAGCCGTTTGCGAATCAGAAATACTGTCCGCATTTGTTGAAACATCCATGATTAACAATCCTCCGGGTGTCACGACCGGAACAACCTTCAATGAGATCCCCACATCATGACGCTCGATCGTCTGAAATGGATTATTAACATTTGCAGCTTCTCCCGTGACCCGTCCCGTAACAAATGGAACATTTTGCCCTGCCGTAAATGTTCCTGGCTGGCCTGACATAGTCAGGATGCGCGGCATTGATAAAAGCGTTGATTTGCTCGATGTTTCAAGCGCTTTCAGGCTAAGCCCCAGAATGTTGCCGTTAAAAATACCAAAGGAGCCGCCAGTGCTGGATAAAACAGACGTGAGGCGATCAGTATTGATTCCTCCCGCCACCGGACTGCCGGAAGGATCTCCCGCTGCAAAGGAGAAATCAAAACCATCGGAAGCCGTTGTTTCAAAAATGACTGATTCAACAAGAACCTGCGTTCTTGGCACATCAACAGAGGGAAAAAATGCTGCAAGTTCTTTATGTTGTGATGCTGATGCCGTTACAGCAAGAATATTCGCCCCATCAAAAGGATAAACTTTAGTACCTGCAATATTTTCCCCCTTCAGGAATATATCAATAACTGGTGCGAGATCCTTTGCTCTGACGTTATTGACCGGATACGTCTGAGTAATCAAATTGGCGCGCATCTCAGATTTAGTGAAAAAGTCTCCAGTTGGAGGAGGAACATCCCCCTCATAAGAGGATGCCGGAACCGGCTCTGAGAATGAATCGGAATATTCATACGTATCACGGTTAAACTTTTGAACCACAGCAGGATTACCCGGACTGAGGTCAAAACCGTTCGCCCGGAGAACCGACGTAAAAAACTGAGACAGTTCATCCTTGGTGACATCCGCTGAGTAAACTGTAATTTCCCCTTTTACGTCCGGTGAAATAATCACAGGCTTTCCGGTTGTTTTTGAATACCATGAAACAAACTCCCTGACTGGCGCGTTATTCAGTTCGACAGGGATAGCAAAGCTCTGAAATGACAATGCACAAAGCAAACTAGCAAGTAACTTTTTCATGTTTCCCATCCTTAATAAGCTCTACCGCGCAAGGTGCTATATAGACCATGCGGAAACCGTCTTTAATTAGATCGTCAGATGCGATTTTTTGCTTCTTAGCATCCATAAACTCAAAACCAACCGTATTTCCCATTCGATACGATGTTGTTATTTTCAAATCTGATGGTTTATAACGGGATGTGATAATCTGCGGCGATGCTGGTTTTATCTGAGTTGTCGCTTCCGGTCTGGACAGACTGAGGTATGCGAATGCTGATACAAAACCACAAAACAGGCACAATACTCTTGAATATTTCTTTAAATAGATTCTGGAAAGTCTCATATAAAATGTAGCGTCCCTCTTTACGGCATACCTGCCATGTGAAAGATATGGTGTCAGGTATGAGAATGATGAATGCTCATAAGCGTCTGAAAATGCCTGTTTGGTATCATAAGCGGCATACAGATCTCGCCCCGTATAAGTCCAGCGTTCTACAGTCATTGACTGAGGAGAGTCACCATATTTAACAATTCCGACATGTACTTTTGGCAGCGGAAGTTTTGAACCCGTTATTACACTATAAATTGAGCCAATGAATGGGATTGTGATTTTATCGAGGCGTCTGCAATAAACAACATGCTCGGCCAGTGCCACACGAGCTTGTTTATCCATGATGGATAAATCCTGAATAAGAAAAATAATATCCCAGCCCAGTTTTCTGGCATGTAAAAACCAATTAATTACGGACTGTCTTTCTTTATCAGCCCATGAGCGTGAGTTAAACCATGTTCCACATTCATCAAGAACCAATAATCCATTTTTATTTTCATCATAGGAATTATTGCCTCTCCCGATTGCCAGTAAATCCTCCAGTGAGGGTTTATCAGGTATCCGTATAACATCCGGTGACTTTGCAAATATTCCCACTCTCGGTAACTTATGAATGCTCAAGTCGAGATTCGTTGCCACCCTGCAACCAGAAACAATTTTGTCCTGGATTTTACCGACAGCGACCAGTGTTTTACCTGCACCAAGCTTTCCCGTTACGACATATACAGCCATTATGATTTATTCCAGTCAAGGTATCCTATAATTCTGTCTTTAACGTCAAAAATAAAAACTGCTGCTTTAAGCGAAAAAATCGCATACAAACATGGTGCTGCATTAGCAGGAACAACATAAGAAATTGCACTGGCAATTTCAGGCGGTAATACAGAAGTAAGATCTGAGAGATAGGAAACTAACAATCCATTCAGACCGATAATGAGACCAAGGAATAGCGAAATTGCAAGTGCTATTCTGGCAATACCCAATGTAAAAAACTTGGCAGCATATGCAATAAGAGCACCTGCAAGCCATCCAATAAATCTTGCCAGAACAGGAAGCCCAAGAAAAGCTGGCATAGTTACCCCCTTCCCTTACGTAATATTCCAGAAAAAGAATCGTAAACAGTAACGAACGTCCAGAAATATAATATGAAAGCAAAAATACCTTTAAACATATCAATGTATTTGCACTCAATAATAAACTCGTACTCTTTGCCGGGAGCAAATACAAATGGCGTACATTGTTTAAATTCAGGTAAGGTCGGAAATAATCCGTCTTTCAGAAATGAGTCCAGCAGAGGAGATTTATCACCCTCACCAATTGCATTCATCGCAGATGATGAACCTGCAAACTCACCAGAAATAGCTGACCCGTTGCCAACAAGCCCACCAATGCTGTCGGAAAATCCGCTTAAAGAATCCAGCGTTCCCTGTACAGAACCATCAAGAGATGCCCCTGTATCGGCCTGTAAAGCTGACAAGTCAAATGATTCAGTCAGTGCATCTTTATTGGCATTTGCCATTTTGACGTAATCAAAATCACCGGTTCCGTTGCCATTATTCCCGGTTCCGCCACCATCA